CAGTGGTCAGTAGGTACTGCAACGTGTGCGTTTCAAAAGCATTTGTTAAGGACATGGATTTCTCCGTTAGATATATCTAGGTGAACCATACACCATTTTGTTAAGAATAACTAGTAATGCGCATTCTGCGGCCTGAGCCGCTAAATCGCGTATCGTCTGATGCTTTCTGCAGTGACGCCAAACCATTCTGGTAAAGCGCCGTCCAAACAGGAATGCGGTTGTCGTCTAGCAGGTAAGGCGCTGATTGCAGCAAAGAGCCATACAGGTAAACATCTGGGTCTGACTGCAAAAGCCAATTATATGTATTGCTGTCACTTAGCTCAGGGATTTTCTCATAGTATGTCAGCTGCATACCGTACTCCCCGTCTGGAGTAGGGAATACTTCAATGCTCTCACCAACATGGCAGTAATACTTAGGGCGACCAGCTGTATCTGCATTCTGCTCACGATACTGAAGCATGTCTTCAATGCCGATAATCTCTAAGCGAAATGTAGGATTTGACGTAATGCCAAAGCGAATTGTCTCAATCCAGTTTGCTGGTAGCTGCACATAGCGGCTATCTAGCGTAGCATCGACACGCTCAATCATCTTGTAGTGGCGCAACTTGCGATTAAAGTCAGCCTCTGCAAGACTGATGAAATCAGGAATAACACTCGTAAGATCATCGCGGTTCAGCCAGTTGGCGATTGCGGTCTTTAGTTCTGCGTAGGTTGTAATAGCCATTTAGTTCACCATTTTTCTTTTGCCGCCCAATACGCCGCAGACATTTTACCCTTGGCTATGTTTTTTGCATGTCGCGCACGAAACGCTTTATTACGCGCAGAACCTTTTGGCGATCCCTTAACGCCCTGCTGACCAAAGCGAATTGTTTTAACCTTATCGCCATCCTTAGCCACAACTACGTGTGACTTAGTTTTATGGCTTGGAGTGCGCTTGGGCTTATTATAACCCGATACTCCAGCGCGGGCGAGGCGGGGGTCTTTAGGCATTAGAACGCTGGTCCTGTAAATGGCATTGGCTTTGGCGCTTCTCTGCGAATAATATCAGCACGCTTTGCAATAAGGCGCTTGCGCTCCGTTTCAGGCAAGTCAAATAAAGTACCACCCGTTTCAGTAAACAGTTGACGCTCCGCTTGATACTCAGGGCGACTTTTGTAGTAAGTTGAGTAATCATCTCTGCCGCCAGAAATTACATAGTCCTTGTATCCCTGAACAATTGCAGGATCATTTTCCATAGCGCGCTGAGGTATTGTTTGCGACAAAGACTGCAGCATTACCTGCGCCTCATTTGGTGGCGTAGAGGGAACGTCAAGCAAAGCGCTTACATCAGGAGTATCCATATTTGTTGCGGCTGGGGGCATCATTGTTTGACGCGCCAATAGCCCCATTGGGTCTGGGGTCTTGGGCATTGTTGGCGCTTCAGTTGCACCCTGACTGTTTAAAACATTAGATGCATTTGCAAGGCTTTCAGCCCCGCCTTGAAGCTGAGACTGCGTGACGGGTGCCATAGCCGCTTGCCCTGCAAGTATCCCAGCAGCGCGCATGCGTTGATTTTCCGTAAGCGTAGATGGCTCTGTGCCTTGTTGGAAGTTACGAGGGTCAAATTCAGCAGAAGGCATCGCCTGCCCCATAACAATAGCTTCTTTTTGCGCCTCAGTAAGCGTAGATGGCTCTGTGCCTTGTTGAAAATTACGAGGGTCAGATGTAACAGGAGTAACAGACTGATTGTAAGGCATTCCGTCTTTACCATCCAAACGCGATGTCAAAGTTCCACCTTTAGCCATGTCCTCAAGCGTTTTTGTCACAGCCTTAGTCGCATTCGTGTCAGCGGCAATGCGCTCAACATTATCCTGCGCCTCAAGCGGTTTGGCAAAAAGATTACCCAAGATAGACAGCAAGCCGCCGCCCTCAAACTTATCCCCAGATGCGCCAGCGCCACCACCATCTAACATGTCCATCAAGCCAGTGAAGCGTTTGCCTGTGCCATTTCTACCACCGCCCAACGCATTCAACGCGCCTAAACCAGCGAGTAATCCTAGTGCTGCTCCTGCTTTCATTTCTTTTTACCTTTTTTGCTCTTGCTCAGCTTTTTCAAGTCTGCGCCAGTAATTTTCTTGCGTGGTGGAGCCACTGCGGCTAATTTTCTTTGCTTTGGGCTGTATTTAGAATACGGCATTAGGACTTCACCTGCTTTTCCCATTCATAACACTTAACCTGCTTGATTGTATACGTTGGATATTTCATCTGCAAAGATGGAACTCCGTTCTGCATAAAATCAGCAATGCATTCATTCTCATCAACATACGCAGGGCCACCGACTGCAAAGCAGTAATTCTGAGCGCACAAGAGAACAAACGCGGTAAACATTACATTACTTCTTTACTTTCTTCTTAGCTGTTTTAGCAGCTTTCTTAAACGCCTTGGCAGTCGGCGCACCTTTACTTCCAACCTTGCGCATCTTTTCGCCGCTGCCCGCCGCAATACGCTTACGCTTAGCATGGATGTTGGCATAAAGACCCTTCGCCATTATTTCTTAGCCTTAGCCATGCATTTACCCTTGCGCTTGCATGCCATAGGGGTTGGGCAACCTTTGCATGGTTTAAAACCAGCTTTGCTTCCCATTTTCTTTCCATACGCCATAGCTAACTCCTTTTGCTGCAAACGTATCACATTACGCTATTCCACGCAAATTCCTTCTAATTTCGCCCCGCCAGCTAGAGAATGACCCAGATAACGCAGTTGCAGCATCGGAAGCCATCGTCAAACACAGCGCATCAGCCAAGTCAGGAGAGGCCAAGCCACGTTTGCGCATCTCATCCTTACTTTCAGCTTTCATTTTGCCTGAACTGGTAAAGCTATAGCGAATGCTGGTTAGCTCTGCGATAAGTTGGTCATTCTTCGGCAGCTTACAAGAACGATCCTCAAGCCAACCCTTTGTCTTGAACCAAAGCTCACTCCGCAGATTAAGATAAGTATCGCCCATGCTTGGCGCTTCAGCAACATTCACGCCACGCACAGGCAGGCCAATCTCACGCAGGCGGTCCACCACACCTGAGCCTACGCCAATGCTATCGACAAGAATTTGCGTTGGCTGTCTGCTAGGCGGTAACGCCTCATACTCAGCAACAACACGACCTACAGTCTGCATCAAGTCTAACCCAGACCAAGCTCTAAGCTCAGTCACAATCGGACCCTGACGCTTACACAGCGCAGTCTTATCTTGCCCAAAGCGTGCTACATCCAAGCCCCAGACCGACTTGGTATCCTCATCAATCTGCACATCGCGGTGCGTGGCATTCTCCACAAGATGAAACGGGATAATCGTGTCATCGTCAGCAAGCGGGAACTCACCAAGCACACGAATGCGAAACGCATTGCTCTCCTCGCCATACCGCAGCCGCATCTCATCGACAAACTCATCGGACACAAGGGGGCTATCCACGCATGACCAACGGCGTGTCCACCAGCTATCCGCCATGCGCGTCTGGCTTTCGAAAAACGTACCACTGCTTCGCGTAGGGTTGCTCAGCATAATCGTAGTCGCATTGTGGCCCGACATAGACCCAGCCGCAGCCTCAAATACCTGCTCAGGCACACCAGAAGCCTCATCCACCACCAACATAACATGCTCAGAGTGAACACCAGCCAAGGCTTCAGGCGTTTCTGCGCGTGACGTTCTAGCAGATATAAACATCTCTGCAGGCGCACTCGTATGCTCCACACGGTCAGACTTGGTATTCAATATGCTCTGCAAACCCTCTGGAAGCTCATTTATCCAGCGCTTTAGCTCTGCAAACAAGGCATCAAAAAGCTGGCTGCTGGTGGGCGCAGTTACAACAACTTTATTTGGGTAATGCATCAAAAAATACCATAGCATTGCCCACGATGCTGCTGTAGACTTGCCAGTACCATGACCAGACCGAATGCTAATCTTGCGTTCGCCAGACGCAATCGCTTCCAGAAATTCCGCCTGATACGGCAATGGTTCTACGCCAAGCACTTCCTGCACAAATAAAGCAGGCTCCTTGCTATAGCGCTGCACAAAGTCAACCATAGTATTTTCTGCGACATTACTCATGGTCAATCACCTTAACCTTACGCAGCGCGTCTAAATGAAAATCACCGATATTAATGTTGATTTGCTGCTGGTTTCGCCCACCGTATCGCTCAGGGTTCCAATTGGACGCAGCAAGGTTATGCTGCCCAACTTTCTGCTTGAGCAGCCCAAGATCAACTTGGTTCACGTTGGCCTCACTGACATCCCGCGTGTGGTTTTCATCCAGCGCCTCGAAAATCTCTCTTTGTCTGCGCTCAGACACCTCTGAAATTAACTCAAAAGCCTGCTCAAAATGCGCATCTGCAGCGTCTCTACGAGCGCTATCCACAGCAGCAGAAAGCTCTGCGTCAGACAAAATAAGGTTGCGCAGGGTTCCGCTGTGTATTTCCATTTTCTGCGCTAAGGCACTAATAGATTTTCCCTCAAGCAACCACTCCCGCAAAAATTCAGCGCCACCCATTTGCTTAATTTCAGCTAAACGCTTCTTCTGCAATGACCTGCCAGCCATACCAAATCCTTCTGTGATTTTTCGCAAATTTTAACATGATACCACAATAAAGCAATACGTGGGGTGAGGGGG